CAAAAAATTCATTTAGGATTCCTACGACCTGTCTCTCATAGCTTGCGCCTTTAGTTCTGCTGTTAATCATGTCTGGGTAATCATAGTATCAATAGGGTTCCTTTGTAAAATTTTACGTATAATTTTTTTCATGAAAATTTTTGGTGATTTTCTGTACCTAACTTAGCTATAGCTATAACTATATGCGACGTGTGGTTTTAGGGGGTGTAGGGGGGTAACTTTAATCTAATACAGGTAAAATGTGGAACCCATAGGGTTCCTCTGAACCAGATAAAAAACCTTTTGCCTAGCTCTGCACAGGACTGTACACAATCTTGCACAGAGTTATATACATCAATACACACATAAGTTATTGATTTGCTTAGACTTTTTTTGTTTTGAGCGATTTTTCCCAGATTCTCAACCCCAGCTAAGGGCGAGGGCGATTGCTAAGTTTTTTGTTTACAAATCTTTTGTTGAGTAAGTTTCGATGTCAGCGTTGAATAGTTTACCCAATCGTTCCTTGATATCATCCTGATTCATGCTCTCAATGTTAGCATTGATGTTGATATTCTGGGATCTATTTACAGACAATCCACCCAGTTGATTCAGCTCTTTTATAGCTGAGACTGATGCATTAAATTGTCCAGCTTCAAATGCATCTTCCGCAATTTTCCACAGCATCGTTCCAGTTTTTGCTGGAGTGATTGCATATTTCTCAGCCAACTCATCTCGTTTAATCTTTACTGCTTTAGTTACATTGGGGAAGTCTTTACCATTGAGCATCTTGTTAGCTGATACTGCTGGGAATTCATAGCCAGCTCTCCTCGCTGCTTCTGTTTGTGAGCATGTTCCTTCAGTGTAATACCAAACAAATCCTGACTGCATCTTAGTCAAACCAAGTTCTTTATCTTCCTCGAATTGATTAGGCACAGCTGACAGACTTTTCTTTTCTTTCTTAGCCATTACATTCTTCTCTTAATCTCGTAATAAAATGGATCTCGACACTTGAACTCATAATAGTTTTTCTGCTTATCCAAACCAACAATTCGTTTGTTGTTTATCCTCTTGATCTTACTCAATGATATCGTCATGTAATGTTTACCATTAGAGAATAGTTTGTCACCATCTAGGAAAATAGTTATGTGATATTCTCTCACAAATAGTTTCCTGTAAATTAGTCTGAAGAATCTCACGATCTGAGCTTTCGTAATCATTAAACCTCTATACAATTTCTTAGCATACTTTATCATTTTCTCTCCCAGAACGTACCCTTTCGCCAATCATCATTCACGATAATACATGTACATGTTTTTTCTTTTGGATATAGTTTAACAAATAACCTAGCACCCTGTGTAGGTGTTAGTAATTTCTCATTAAAGATTTCTCTTTCATCATCGTTCATCTCTTTCCACACTCTATAATTCTGCATTCTTGTTTTTTTACTATCATATTTAAATACTTCCATTTCCTCTCCTAATTAACCAACAGTGTATAAGGGTGCAGTGTGTACCATCTTTCTATATATATATGTTATAACCCCTATAAATGCCACTTATACTGTTTATACTATATATTATTATTATAATAAAAGAGTATACCTAACACTATCTATAGCATAAAAGCCTTATAAATCGATATTATTACCACAGTGCACCATACAGTGCACCTTACCTTATTTTTAGCATGACACACTACTTTTTCACCACATATCCCATGAAATTATAGCTCTGCCATACTTTCGATACTTTACCAAGAGCTTTTAATTCATCTTGTAATTCCATTTCAGTCTTACAGAACATCGAATTAGATAGCTCTAAATCTTTATTTAATATTTGTTCTTCAGTAAATCCCTTGCGTTTTTCTTGGATATGTAACCGATGGATAGATTGTTGCAGATGCGGATCATTCAGATAAACCTTCTCAGCTATTAATAGTATGCTCCCTTGCTCAATCATATCTTTCATTATTGCCAACAGCCTTCGTCTTTTTGTGTGTCCACAAAATTGCAAGAAGAACATGCTTATTATTACTGACACATTGTCATGATTATTCAGCTCATGTTGCACAAAGTAATCTTCTGGATCACCTTGGAAGAAGGTAAATTCTTTCTTGCGACCTTTCATATCAACTTCGTCTATACCTATATAATTACACCCATCGATCCTATTGAGCGAGGTCAGGAACCGCCCTGTAGAACACCCAATATCTACCACTGTTGACTCTGGCTGTGCATACTCATGTGCTATTTGCCTGAAGATTACATCTAATGTTGATAGATTAGGTATAGAAAGCTCTATATGTTCATCAAAATCTTTGATTTTATTGAAGTCAAATTTCATTGTTATGTACCATGTTTATCCTTGTGCCTAACCATTCCATGACATTAATTGACATTGCACGACCAACAGCTTCATAACGCTTAGATTGCGGTGCTTCTTCTTTAGGCTTATTACGATAAGGTATCTGAGTGTAATTATCTGCAAAACCCTGTAATCGCTCCGCTTCTATCACTGTCAATCTCCTTATCTTTTGCTCTGTCATAACACATGGCTGACGATTACCGCCTGTCATGGCATTCAATGTAGGACTGATATCATTTTTGACTACTCTAGCATGTCCATCTGGTGTGTTGGGTTCAAAACACATAACTGCGTATCTATCACTTGCAGTCAGCGAGTACATAGCACCATCAGACTTAAATCCTGAGCCATTCTGCTTAGTATGACCTGTTTGCAAAGCAATAGGATTTTCAATGCATATCATAGAATTTTCTCGTGGTGAGAATCTACCGCCAGCTGGTATCGTGCCACATGTTTCTGCTTCGTCAGTGAATGTGCCTTTAAAATCTAGCTTTCTATAAAACTCTCGATGCACATCTTTAGACTCGCTGGGATCTTCGCTCCTTTTTCCTCTGCTCGGTCTAGGATTCGTTGACATTGCTTCTTGGTCAAATAAAACTTTTGCGCTACTTTTCCAATCTCCAAGACATCCGACAACGAAGACACGTCTTCTTCTTTGAGGGATTGCCCTTGGAAATCGTTGTGTTCTGATGTACTGAGTGTCAAGAACCCTGTAGGCGAACCCATACCCGCATTCTGCCAATGCTCCAAGGAAGGTTCCAAGATCTTTTCCTTCGTTACTAGACAAGACACCGGGAACATTTTCCCAGAGTATCCATTTCGGCTTAATTCTTTCAGCCAAGCGAATAAACTCAAGTGCGAGGTTCCCTCTATCTTCTCCCATTCCTTTCCTAAGTCCAGCGATTGAGAAGGTAGCACATGGTGTTCCTCCAACAAGGATGTCTGGTGTGGCTCGCAAGTCTGATCTTTCGATTTTTGTGAAATCCCCATAATTTTTTACCTCTGGATAATGATAGTTAAGCACAGCTGACCTGAATGGATCAATCTCTGATAATCCAAGACATTCAAAACCAAGTGGATGCCATGCAACTCCCACTGATTCTATCCCACTACATATCGAAAGATATTTCACTGGTTTTCCTTCTCATTACCCAATCTCGACATATATCCATAATCCTACTTCTAGCTTTAAAGTTTATCTGCTCATCATCTAACAAATATTCAAATACATTATTTATCTTTGCATCGAGTTGTAAATTAAGATGCGTTTTAACTTTTCCTACATAAGAAAATTCTTTTTCGAAAGCAACCCTTACTGGGTTTTTTTGTATTGGCTTATTAAGCTGATCCCATGATTTAGACATGTAAAAATCAGATACACCATCAACCCATAAATAAGGATGTACAAATATTTTATTATTGTTGTCGCACAAAATCTTTTGTTGCTTTACTCCAGCTGGATTATCCACAGCAAAATAATCTTCTCGAAACTTATCGAACAAAGGCTTAGGTCTTTTGAAATTGATCATTGCTTTTTTACTCAAGCCATACCAACCATCAGCGCATATACCTGACAAAACATACTTTTCTTTTATTTTTGGGTAAATATATAAAAATGGGTATGTACATTCGAAATGTGTTTTCTTTTCACAATCATATTGATCGAGTAACAAGAAAAAATCTTCTTTCAGATTGTCTGTAGGTACTGTAGTACCAACAAAATTCCATCCCATCTTGTCTGCAACTTCTTCAGCTTTACTGTAATCATATGAGTCATGTAAATCAGTTTTGAATGAGTAAGCAGTAATTTTCTTACCTAGTCTGTGTGCTGAAAAACCAACGCTGATACTGTCCACACCACCTGACAACAACAACGCAACTTCGTTGTCTGGTACATTGTCATGTATATGTTGCGTCAGTATTTGATCAATCACCATAACCACCATTGAAACTGTTTAGTGCATTTTCATCTGCTACTCTGGTGTAACTAAGATCATAGACCTTCTTGCCATTTGACCTTCGTGGTTCTACTCCTCTCTCATGCAATATTCTGTTTGCATCTTTAAAGTCTGGCATCCTTGGGTTACTGATACCTAAATCTCTCAAGAACTTCGTCATTTGTACTGGGGAAGTAATCTTCGATTCAAAATTGACATGTTCTAAAACTAAATCCTCTACTGTGCTCTGAGTTCTATATCCTTCGTTACTGTCCTGTAGTAAATTTCTTTCATCTGGAGATAAGAACCAATTCTTCTGTCCAGCAACATACAGTGTCTCTTTTACTTCTGCCCAGACTTGTTGCATATCCAAGCCATGATTGAAATTGATTGCTTTGGTAGATATTACCCAGAATCTTCGATTACCAGTGTTATCTGTCAGAAACTCTCTGCCATTAACTGATGCGAAAAAGGCGGTGCGTCTTTGGTAGGTAGTAAATGCTCTATCATAGGGCAATCTAAGTTCATCTGTCTTAGCTGTAACAAATGCTTTTAGCTGATCGATGTCTGACTTCTTGAAGGTCGATTCGATCTCACCCAGCTCCACAATCCAATGACTGACTGCGCGCTTCACACTATCTTTGTCACTAGGGTTGAGAGTTGCGCCTTCCAATAGCCAGCCTTTATTGTAATCACATAATCTCTTAAACCATAAAGTTTTACCTAAACCTTGTGCACCTTGGAATACTAATATTCCTTCCAGTTCGACTCCATTCTCCTCATAACAAGCTGCCACACAACTAATTAACCATTTCTTGAGCAACATGTCTTTCAGAACATCGGAGTTCCTAGACTCAATCGTATTGAGAAAGTCCTGTAATCTAGTCTTGCCATCCCATCGCTTGCTATCGATCCATTCTTTTACAGGATTATATTCTTTCGATAGGATCTTCAGGTAGTCTCTCACCCTAGTATGTGGCACACCCATATTGATACAACGATCTTCAATCTCAATCAAACTCGCTTCTTCCTTCATGTCAGCGATGAACTTCATATTAGGTATCATGATCTCCATCTTTTTCTTTATGACATTGTAATGTGCTTCTATCGAGTTCAAATGCATGACAGCCTGTACATTATCTTTATTGTTGAGCATCCTACCTTTCTCAGACTTAACGAAATCAACTTCTTTAGCCACATCGAGCACCTGTAGTGCTGGTGGCATCAGCTCACCTTCACCTGAGTTTGCATGATCGTTGTAATCACCCTGAGTCTCAGGCATAAGAACTTCAGCTCTGCCTTTATTCTTTATGATGTATTGACAGGCTTTCTTTGCTTCTTTCTCGCCAGTTTTACTATCATCGTTGTCTGCAATAAATACAAACTTCCGATCCTTCATAACTTCAAATACTTTCTCTACCACTGGCAATAGATTGTATGCATCGAAAGCAACGAACACTGGTTGCTCCATATCTTTATAGATTGATGCTCCAGTTGCATATCCTTCACAGAAATATATCTTGTCAGATGATTTTAAGATCTCTTGTCCAAGAATAAAAAAGCTACCGCTTTTTTTAGAACCAGTAAGGAATAACTTTTTGCCTTCTGGATCTATGTACTGTAATCCTACTATCGATAAATCTATATCCATGAGTGGGATTACTAACCTATCTTTATCGTCAACTCTAAGACCATAGGCAAGCACTTTTTTGTTTTCTAAATATGGATGCACCTCACAGTTTTTATATCCTTCCCAGAGATTCTGTGAGCGTTTTGCTGATTTCGAATACTTAATTGCTTTCTTGATCTCTACTTCTTTCTGCAATTGTTGTATTTCTTCTCTTTCTGCCTTGGTAATCGTTTGCCTTTTTCTGTTCTCAGGCTTCCAGATCGCTGTAGGCTGGTCCATTGAAACTCTATAGTCACCTACTCTCCCGAAGGGTACTTGTTGATCGAGCCACAATTGATACCAGCCTGACAGCTTTCTTTCACCACCTAGATTGACGTAAGCTCTACCTATGCTACCATCAATCACCAAACCTTTTTTTGGATCAGGTTCCATGCCATTCTCTGACATGAAACTTAGGAATTGTTGCTGAACATCTGAACTTAAAGGTCTATCAAAAACCTTGGCTTTTTTACCACTTATCTTTAAAGCCATAATATCATCACTATTGTTATATTTATAAAAAGATGTATAATCATACAAAAATATATCAACATAATCAAATCTTAAAAATGGAGAAATAAAATGGGATTAAAAGTCAGTGAAAATTCTACGCAGTTTCAAATACTTGAAGCTGGTGAACATCTTGGTACTTGTTATAGCATTGTCGATGCTGGCACTAGAGAAGAAACGTACATGGATAACCCACCAAAGTTGCGCAAAGTAATTTATGTAACTTGGGAAGTGCCAAGTCAAGAAATGGATGATGGCAGTGGTCCATTAGTAACAGGGAAAAAATATACTGCATCATTAAATGAAAACTCTGCTCTTTATAAAGATCTTGTAACATGGCGAGGTAAGCCATTCAGTAGTGATGAGTTGAGTGGATTCGATGTAAGTAAAATGGTTGGAGCACCAGCTAACTTACACATCGAACATTACGAAACTCAAGATGGCAAACAAAGAGCTGGACTGAAAGCGATCTTTAAACCAGATGAATTTAAAATTACCAAAACAATAAACGATCCTGTCGTGTTTGATCTTGATGTTTATTGTGAGTATGTAATTGGTACAACCAACGAACAAACAGTTGGTATGAGTGAAGTCTTT